ATCTGTGAACTTATATGGCTCATTTGACCAGTTCTCAGCAATCTTATCTAAAATGCCAAACTCTTTAGCGACATCTGCTACAAATATCTTTTCATCATTCGTCTCACCGTCTTTTCCTACACTCCACTTTCCGTCTGCATATTTCATCACTAAAGAACCGGCTGAAGCGGCAGTGATCTTTAATTCACAACCAGCTTTCTTGCCATTCTTCTGGATCATAAGATCTGGTATATCTGATCCAGCTCCAGCAGGAGTAAAGTTATTAGGGACTACATCAAACTTCTTAAGCACATTTGCTGCATTCTTCTCGTATACGAAGCCCTGTTGTGGAGCTTCTAAGAGAAAAGTAGAGAATCGTGTGATCATTTTATTTCCATTTTGTGTTATCGATCAAGTATTTATAATACGATTAACTTACATTATTATATCAAACATGCGTAGAAAAGTCAACAAATATATTGTAAATAGTAGACATTTTTCAACAAATCGACTCACAATACATATAAATAGAGCACTGGGTGCGTGTTATTGTAGAAGTACAAGAGGCAAGTGTGACGATTATATCAAAACTCACAGAAGGAATAGTCGAGGAAGCATTCTATATGCAGGTGGGGTTCCTCTCGACCACGCTACTTATTATCTAAAAGGCAACTTAATTGTTGCCTTTTTTATGGGCGTCTACTTCTTCTCCAACTTAGTAACTCTTGATGTTACCTTCTTAGTCTTTGCTTGCTCTTTGCTCATAGTATCTGCTAATTCATTAATCTCAGCTTTAAGACTATCCATCTCTTTAGCTACATTCGGAAACTTATTTCTCCAAACCATAGCTTCTTTGTCTAATACGTCAACTCCGTATCTATCAGCTGCCCAATCAGCAATGTCTTCAAACTTATCATAGCACCACACACCAGCTTTCGTATCTTTAAACCACTTAGTTGATGCTGCCCCTAACAAAGAACCAGCTATCTTACTTACTATCCACAACCACATAAATTTCCCCTTTTAGTCTATATCTTCTTCGACAGTGAAGAAGAAAGTCGAGCTTTATTCTTTAAATATATTGTAGAATATACACCACTAAGTGTGGAACAGTTACCGTCAAAATCACAAGGGCACCTATAAGTAAAGCAATGTTTCCTTTATCCCATATCATATCAATTCTCCTATTTCAATCCACCAAAGTCTGGTCTTTTTCCTTTACTTCTAAAAGATGTGATATTGCTATCACCTTGAGTACTACTAGATTTAGTTCCCGAATGTGCTGATTTCTGATTAGACTTTCCACCATCATTCACCAAATCTTGAGCAGAGTCTTCAGCATCGTATAACTTCATCTTAGAACGATCAACACCGATAATAAATCTCTTAAGTGTATTAGTGTCACCCCATCGATTCTTTAACTGCTTGACCATTAGCTGACCAAGATCCTCTAGCTCTTCTGTCGAGATCAAACCAAACATAAAGTCGGCAGTAGCAGGTAAACCAAATGATTCAGAAGTATCTTCAAGATTCAAATCTGAACTACTATAGCCAGTTCTCGTTGTCTGTGTAGCACTCAAGATTGGAACATTGAACTCTACAGCAAGACCACGAAGTTCTTCAGCAATAGCTTTGATGATCGTGTATGAGTTTACATTCGCACCCGCTTTCATTCTCGAACTAGTGCATATATTTAGATAATCAATATAGACAACATCAGGAATAAAGTTCTTCTTCAGCTTCAACTCATTCAATAGATGACGGAAGTGGGCTGAACCAGCACTAGCAGTAGGATATTCTTTAACTATCAACTTACCAGTAGTCTTAGCCTTAACTCTTTCTATCTTCTTATCGAAGACATCTTTAGGCATATCCTTAAGTGTGTCGATTGTTACATTCATCAGATTAGCATCAATACGTTCAGATATTTTTTCTTCTGCCATTTCCATAGTGATATACAATACATTCTTGCCATCCATGAGATTCGCAGATGCACAATGAGTCATAAACAAAGTCTTACCAACACCAGTACCTGCAAGTGCGATACTCAGAGACTTGCGTGACAAACCACCTTTTGTAATCGTATTGAACATATCTAAATCAAACGGAATCTTATCTTCTTTACTACGATAAAAGTCAAATCGACCATCACTGTCTTCTAAGAAGTCATGACCGATAGCTTGATCAAAAGATACACCGAGTGCTTTACTTAGAAGATCTGGAATACAGCCCTTGTCTAGATCTTTGTGTTGACCATCAAGAACAAGAATAGATTCACGAACAGCATTGTAGATTGCTTTGTCTTGACAAAACTGTTCAGTCTTATCTACTAGCCAGTCTAAATCAGTTTTTGCATCATACTCTAAGTTGTCTATAGTATCTACAATTGTCTTATATTGGTCATCACTAATATTAGACTTCTCTTCAACCGAGATACGGAGTGCCTCTTTAGTGGGCACTCCGTTGTAGTCTGTTATATAACTAGTTATTGCATTATATAAGATTTTCTCTGATAGATCACCAAAATACTCTTCGCTTAGAAAAGGTATAACCCTTCGCATATAATCTTCATTGTGTAAAAGTCCTGCGAGAACAGTATTCTCAATCATTAACTACAATCTCCGTAGAATCTGTATCTTCATCACTCATCATATTGGTTGTTGCCATAGTGTACTTATTCTTGATATGATCTGCAAAATCAGTCTTTTCAAACATCATTAACCAGAACTCTTTATTATCAGCAATCTCTTTTGCTCGCATCAACTTAGTACTCAATATCTCGCCAGTAGCAGGATTAACAGCTTCGTACCATCCAATCTTAGGCTTGTTTATGTAACCACCAGCTTCTGCTACATCCATCAATCCAGACCATTTCGATATACCACCCTCGAATGTTACAGTCACAGGAATCTTAGACTTCTCTCTAACGTGACGCGACTTCTCGATATTGATGATAAAGTGATAACCAGCAATCTCTTTATCGATCTTCTCTTGTTGACGACCAATAATCCAGATAGCATCAGCAGAGTAATAAGCACCAGTACCACCAGATACGATGTCTTTCGGGTACAAACCAATCTCTTTATATGTGTGATTGACTGCAACTAAAGGAATATCTTTAAGATTCAAATGAGGTGTTACCATTCTGAATAGAGACTTCATCTGTTTAGCTCGTGACATATCAGCAACTGACTTACCAGACATAGCATCTTCTACTTCTTTCTTAGACGCTAAGTTACCAATAGAATCGATCACAATACACACTTTATCTTTCTTATCTAATCCATCAAGCTGTTGCATAATATCAAACTTCAACTGCTCAACATCAGTAATTGGAGTGTGAATCACTCGATCCATATCAACACCGAAAGACTCAAAGTAAGATTGTGGAGTACCAAACTCTGAATCATAAAACAACACTACAGACTCAGGATACTTCTTCTGATAGGCGGCACACATCAGCAATGCGAAAGCAGATTTAAAATGCTTCGATGGACCAGCTAACATAAGCAGACCGGGCACTAAACCACCATCAATTCTACCAGACAATGCTACGTTCACCATAGGAACAGGTGTTGGTGACATCTCTTTCTTTCCAAATACTTTAGAATCTGCAATAGCTGAGGTTAGCTTTATTGTAGAATTCTTAGTTAATCTTTCCATTAACGACATAATTTATTCTCCAAATTCAATATTCATATTACTTATTTAACATTCGAGAGCAAGTAAAGAAACTGTTCTCTTCAAGACAATCAGACCAAGTATGGTAACCCATAAAGATAGCCCCTATAACAATGGCGCTAATTGCAAAAAAACTTAATACTATTCTCATAATTTATTTTCCAAATTCAATTTCAATATTCTTTTCACTACGCTATTATAACACTATTTGTTATAGATGTCAAACAACTTCTTCTCAAACTCTTCAATCTTTGCTGTACGATTAGGCCACAGAATATATTCCTTTTCGGGATTTTTCTTGAGGTTGTTAAGCAGTGGGATAACAGAGTTATATAACTCATCTAGTTTACCCTGTGCATCCTCTGCTGTGTGATTCAGATCAGTTAGATCCGATTGTGCTTTTTGAACTATCTCTAGTTCGGTTTCGTCAACGGCAGTGAAGCCGAAATC